CTGAGGTGATCGGGTGGCATCCAGGAAACCCTAAACCTACCGTTGGGATCTGGAGAGAATACAACCTCTTCGTCTTTCTTCCTCCATATGAAATTACCCCTTACCACTGGGTTGGGGAACATATCTTCATTGAACTCTATCTGCTGGTAGATCTTACCGATATTAAATAGACTGCCCTCGATACTATCTCTAAATGCTTCGTCCTCGGTAAAAGGGAACTGTCTAATGATCTCGTTCAGCTCAGAAGGGTCGTTTTTAAATGAGCTACGCTCGTTTTTTAGATAAGTCTTACTCCCTTGATCAATGATCTCTCCATCTATACCCTGTATGTGTACGCTTTGGGAAGGGTCATCAATAACAGCATTACCATAAACATCAAAGAATCCTTCTAGGGCGTCATACGCTGGTATGAATATTCTGTATAGCCCAGACCTGGTTCGTCCGTTTTGGTTTCTTTCATTAGGATCGGAGTCGGCCCATAGCTCTCGGTACTCTTCACCTCCTTTATTCATGGGGTTTACNGTGCTGCCTACCAGCGCCTTACCTACTACCCTCTTACCAACGATTAAACAGGTTCGCTCAATCCTCCAGGCTTCTCTGATATCAGTAGGTTTCTCCCATTTACCAGCCTCGTCGAGGTATAGCATATGCAGCTTCTCACCGTCATATGCGTTGTTCGTAGTGTTCTTCCAGTTGATTACTGAATTAAGGGCGTCCCCAATCTGAGAGGTTTTATTGTTTTTCGTGATACGCTTCGATGGCTCACGAAATGCAAGCTCCATACGCGGGTTTGTGGTACCGTCCTGGATGGGCTTAAAAAAGAATGGGTAGCTGCGAAAGATCGCAACCACTTTCTTCATAAAGATATTTTCCTGCGAGTCTTTACCAGTCTTCGACTGTATGCCAAGAAGCTTCTCTTTAACTTGACTAGCTTCATCCACCAAGACAGCAGAGCATACGTTAGTGTAGCCAGAACGACGACACTTAGTATAAAGCTGACCGAAACAACGAGGGTCAGCTTCACAAGCAGCCATGTGCGTAAAGATGTCTTTTTGGAAAGCGAGGTATGATGGATATCCGATATCAATTTTAGACCATTGTAGAAACATATAGTGTCTCCCTGTAATATACGTAGGTTTCCCATTATTGTAAAACCATACACCGTCACGCCTACGCTGAAACTCTTGTTCGATGTAAGAACGAAACTTGTTACGAAACTCGGCAGGTTTTTCGAACCACTCATCCATACTGCGTATTCGGCGCATTTCCTCTGGCATAGGAATGCGTTTCCACATTTGCAGCTTCTTTGGTTGGTCATGGAAGAGAATTTCCGATTTGCGCGGTTTCTTCGGTAGGACCACGAGTAGCCCGTGGAGCTCAATAGTTTCTCCCTCTGTACCGTTAGGGTCGATCTTAATCCCCTTAGCTTCATAGCCTTTTATGTCGATTAAATTGGACATCAGTAGCTCTGTCCATGTGAGTTCATTCTGCCCAGCGAAGGTACGCCTTCTTTAGGGTTTTTAATCTCCATTTGTTCACCACACTCACACTGTCCTTCAGGGTAGTAAACACTACCGTTTTTGAACTTCATGGTGAGGCTTCTTACAGATTTTTCTGCTTTACATTTAGCACAAATTAAGTCTGGCATCTTATTTAATTTTATTGTACCCCCGCTAGGACTCGAACCTAGGACCCACAGCTTAGAAGGCTGTTGCTCTATCCAACTGAGCTACGAGGGCGTGTAGTTTACCTCTAAGTGACCGCTTGTAACTGACTGATTTTCAAAGTCATAGTCATCCCAATAGACAAGTCCGCTTGGGCTACTTTGAGAATTTTTCTGCGAATCCTCCTGAGTAGTCTTTTTCGTTTTCGATTTCTCCATTGTTCTTTAGTTCTTTAACCATTTGTTCTAGCCTCTGGCGCTCCACCAAAAGCTCTTTACAGTCGATAGCAGTTTGCTTTATGGATTGGAGCTCGGCCTTACGCGCGGACCCACCCGCTTCGGGATCGACAGGCTTTTTAATTTCCTCGATCATGTTGTTTATCGCAATCTCCATGCTGTCCATTAGCCTTTGCGCGGCGCTGACGGTTGTGAATTTAGACTTCGACATACATAAGGTCTTCTGCGCGGGTGCGGTAATACTCCTTGTCGTCTATCTTGATTCTGTAGTCCATGTTCTTAGCGAATCCGACTACATCACCTACTTTTAATCCTAGTTCATCCACCCAAGGCGCCGCAAATGCGACCATGCCTTTAGTGACAGGCGATTCCTTAAGCGTAACAACCTCGATGATGTCTGATTTCTTTTCTTTTTCTTCTTCCACTCCTTCGAGAAGCGCCCACCCCGCCAGCGGACGTACTCTTCCAGTCTCCTGGCACTTGTAAGCAATAGCCTGATTATTAATGGTAGCAGTAGGATCGAATCGAACAAGATAGTGATTATCCTCACCAGTAAGAGGCTGACCATCATTAACAACAACGAGATGATGGAAGTAGAGTGTGTCACCAGCTTTGACTCCAGTATCGTATTTAAGCGGTGCTGAAACCACGACGGCTTCGGTAGTTCTGTTTTGGAATTCATTGAATCTATTGTCTATGTAAAGTTCAAGACCACTATCGGTCGTGATCGTATCGTTGACGAGCTTTTCTATCTCGACAACAAACAAATCAAGTGTTTTCATAAATTAAAAGTTTAAATCAAATTCAAGCATACAGGGCATCTCGTCTATGGATTTCCACAGCAAGGTACCTTCATCGTTTTCAATATACACAAGGTATCTCTTCTTGCCAAACTTATGGAGATAATGATCGTCCTCCAGTATAGCAGATACCTGGCCTCTACCAGCTTTCATGCCGATATAATAAGCCATGCCGTCTTTCGGCTCCTTGCCGACGACAATTTTTCTAATAAGTCCTTCCATTTTAGTTTAGGGATATACCCAAATCACCCAAGAGGTCGTCTAATGAATCATCTTCTTGATAAGCGTTATCCATGACTTCTTTTAGTGTGTTTAGCTCTGCCCTACTCTCTAGGTTAAAGCTGTACATGGTCTTCATTTCTGCGCTTTCATCGCCAGTCTCAACAGAGTCAAAGTCTATAACACCTACAACTATAGAGGCTAGAGTGCGATCTTTCATTTCGAACTCATCAATTGTCTCCTCCATCTTTTTGACGAGAGAATACATTTCGGCAAAGAAGAGGGTGTCTTTCGGGTTCATGATGTAAATTTGTTTAAGTCAAATATACGACACAATTCAGATGCCTAAGTCAACCGTTAAGAAGACAAGATTGTTTCGAGAGGTTTCGAAGCTACCAGAGAAGTATGTAAAGAATAACTACTTAAAGAATATACGTAGTGCTACAGATGAGTTCCTGGAGAGCAACCCAGACCTAACGAGGTCGTATCTACAGCTAATGCTGTTCTTATATGATTTGGAGTTCTTTACTATATCGTGGGTGGCAGAGAACTACGGTATGTACAAAAAGAACCTAGCTGACAGAATGATATACCCCCTTGTATCTAGTGGTTATCTATACAAACACTTCGATAAACTTACGCCGTCTCAAACCTTAGAGGATCACTTGTTTCGTGATGAGACAAAATACAACTACAGGGTTCGTTATGCGCTATCTCAGAAGGGTAGGCTAGCGGTACAGCGATTCTACAACTCTCTTTAGCGGCCCTGACCTCGATACTTCTTCTTGTAGTTCTTGCTTGTTTTATTGCTAGATGTTTTGGTCTTAGCATGTACTCCTGGGCGTTTTACGTTACCTTCTTCTGGAGCGTAGTTGTTTAATTGCTTTGCCATTATATTACTTTATAATAAACCCCTTTACTGTCTCGGTAGGCTCGCTTGATCTGCTTTCTGTTCTTCCCACTCTCTTTAAATGATACGTGTACCCAGGCAGGGTTCTCGTCATCCCCGAACTCCCAGATCATCTGATCCCACTCTAGGTTCTTCTTGATGAAGTCGAATATCTGAGAGTTAGTGACCTTCCCATACATATCGGCGTCTATATCAATAGCCTCCCCTACGGTATGTACAAGAAGAACCTGGCTGACAGGATGATCTACCCTCTTGTATCTAGTGGTTATCTATACAAGCACTTCGATAAACTTACGCCGTCTCAGACACTAGAGGATCACTTGTTCCGTGATGAAACTAAATTCAACTACAGAGTTCGCTACGCGATGACGCAGAAAGGTAGACTAGCGGTGCAAAGATTTTACAACTCTCTGTCTTAATTAGTTTGATTCATACAGCCAGAGGTTACCTACGTAGTACTTATCATCTGTATCTGAGCCAGGGTTGGTTCCATAGACATACAAGT